ACTATAAAGAAGTGCTTTTTGAAGGCTATGCACCACACGGTATAGCTGTGCTGATAGAAACTGCTACTGATAATAACAACCGTACCGTAGCAAATATACGTAGCTACTTCAATAAATGCAATGGTACATTAGGGACTTCTGGTTCTGTAGAATTTATGTTTGACCATACGTGTAACTTCCGTATCAATGCTGAAGGTATAGACCCTGAGGAATTGGAACTTGAGATGATAGATTTTGGAGCAGAAGAAGTATTTGCAGACGAAGATGGTATTCTTATTTATGCTCCTTTTGAGAGTTTTGGAGCTATACAAAAAGAGCTTGAAAGTAGGAATATAGAGATTCTGTCATCAGGTTTTGAACGCATTCCACAGGTTACTAAAGAACTCACTCCTGAAGAACAAGCTGATGTAGAAAAGTTGCTTGAAAAAATAGAAGAAGACGAGGATGTCCAGAACGTTTATCACACTATGAAGGAAAGCGAAGCCTAAATATCAGTAAATTAGGTGTCTATATCAGATTTACAAGGAATTACAAAATGTTCATAGGTGGTTATTGATGATTATTTTTTGAAGATTTATGAACCAATATTGAACCAATGATAATTATAAGCCTATGAACTTTCAATTCCAATTAAGAGACTATAAAAAGCAAAATGGCACACAAGCAGTGCGATTGCGATTCTTCACCTCTTCTAAGGATATTCAGTATTTAGATACAGGCGTTTCAGTACTCAAAACTCAATGGGACGAAAAAAAGCAACAAGTGAAAAAGAATACACTTGAGGAACAGCTTAACGCCTCGCTAAATGCACTCCTTAATGAGGTGAAAATGCTCTATTACAAAAATGAGGGCGTATCAGCAAAACGACTGCTGCAAATCTATAAAAATAGTAAAAAGTACGATAGTTCTTCAATGTTAGACTTTTACCAATCTATAATTGATGAGACAAGAATGAAAGAAGCTATAAGAACGGCTAAAACATATCAGCGTTACCTTGATAAACTACGTACTTTTTCCTCTTATCTTAGTTTTACTGATATATCCCCCCTATGGGCAAAAGACTATGAGTTGTGGCTAATGAAACGTGGCAATAAACCTAATACCATAGCCTCTAATTTTAAGAGCTTAAACGCAATTCTCAATAAAGCCGTAAAACTGGGACTTATTGAGAAAAACCCCCTCAAAGGGTATGAAATTAGGACTGTGAATACCAAAAAGGAAAGTCTAACTATTGAGGAAATAACCCTTTTTGAGCAGTATGATATAGCCCCACGCTTCAAATCAATGGTTTTAGCTCGTGATATGTTTCTTTTCTCATTCTATACAGCAGGAATGCGTTTTAGTGATGTATGTAAGCTGAAATGGGAGAATGTAACCGATACCGAAATCGTTTATACAATGGGCAAATCTGAAAAAAGGGCTGGGGCAACAAGATACATTCCTATTACCCCTAAATTGTCTGCCATATTGCAGAAATACAAAGCTAATAAAAAGTATGTATTTCCTGTTCTTGATAAGTGTAAGGATAAAGACATTGAGGGGATAGAATATACAATTTTTATAGCCAATAATAAGGTAAATAGGGCTATAAAGATACTTGCCGAGCATATAGGTATCACTAAGCACATTTCAATGCATATAGCCAAACACTCTTTTGCGAGTTATGCAGTAAAAAACGAAGTAGATTTGTTTCACATCTCTAAACTGCTGGGACATACTAAGCTATCAACTACTGAACATTATCTGAGGGACTTTTTCCAAAAGGAACAAGCTGATGTAATGAATAAACTATTTGGAAAATAATTTAAAAACACCTATAACCAATGAAAAGAATTGTATTATTACTAATGGCAGTGCTCGTTATGGGGTGCTCGAAAAGTGAGGATAAAGTGGATTATAGCGATATAAATGGAATGTGGAATTTCAAAGAAGAAACAAATTATAGTGAAGCAACTTGTTCATTATTAGTTGTTGATTGGAAAAAAGAGTTTTTTTTGACAGCTACTGAAAAAATACGTAATGAGGAAAAGAAAGTATCAAGGAAAGGAACTTTTAAATATGAATATCCTTACTTAACTCTTATTAGTGATGATAGAAGTTATCCTATAAAGTTTAAAATTAGCGATGATAAAAAAAGTTTGGTGTTAGACGGTTATATTCAAGGAATATTATCAAAGATAGTACTTAAAAGATAACACTAAAAAGCCCCAATATGGGGCTTTTTCTATGTACGCATTTTTATTCCTTTGGTATCAATGTTCCCGAGAATGGTTTTAACGCTGGCAATATCCGTTTCTATCTTGTTTAGCTTATAGGTATTAGCTTCTATACCCGCAAGGTGTCTTAGTTGTTGAGCAGCATTGGTTTGCATTGATTGATGCATTTCCCTAATGAAGTTAGCCGTTTGTAAAGCTGCATTCTTTATCTCAGCACTCAATTGAGTTTGCAGTCTGAATTGACCTAACAACTCATTACCAGTATCTTGGCTCATTCGTGCAAAACCTTTTTCTACGGCTTGGCGTTGGGAATTGTCTTTAAGGATATTGAACCCTTCCATTTTGGCACTATCCCGCGCTTGTGCAAGGGCTTCATAATATTGTTTTGTCTTTTGTCCTGCCTCACGATAAAAACGACCAAAATCATCTACCCAGTTGCCGTCTCCTCCTATATCCATTGATTTTTGCATATCGTCCTCTAACTTCTTGAACGTTTCTTTAAACGTAGATTGAAATATAAGAGATGCTACCATATTTTCGACTACCTTATCCATTGTTTCTCCCATTTTTTCAATGGCATTTTCACCTGCCTTAAAGGCTTCAACCAGTGAATTTTGGATATTAGGAGCTAAATTACCTGCAAACTCGGTTACTATATCTTTTATTTTCTCACGGCTTTTTTCAAGTTCTGTTTCTAAATTGATGTAATTTTGTAACATCATTTTAGTTTCCTCATTAACAAGACCACTATTCTTAACATTTTCTGCCTGAGCTTTATTTATTTTCCACACACCATTAGCGGATTGTTCTAATAAATTAGGGTATGTTTGTAGTAAGTTAGCAAAGACATCTACTTGTTTTTTAGAACCAAACAAGCCTCCAAAAAGACCAACTGCTGCCCCAATAGCAGCTCCTACAGGCCCTCCTATCATAGCCCCTGTAACAGCTCCTCCTGCTGTAATTCCTGCAACGCCTCCCCAGTCAGTACGATTTTTTGTACCAACTTTTACTTGTCCTCGTTTTCGTATCTGCTCTAATTGTTTTTCTTGTTGTTTTCCTATATCTCTGATTGTATCAAATTCGTTTTTAAGCTGTTCAGTTCTATCTTTCAGCAAGAAACTGCCTTCTAACTCTTTCTGAATGCGTTTTTGCTCAATTAAGGCTAAATTATAGGCATTTTGATAGTTAATTACTGAATTATAGTATTGCTCTTCTGCTTCTTTTCGTTGTCTTGCAGAATTAGCGAATGAGGATATAAGATTTGAAGCAAAACCCAATACAGCACCTACTTTATCAGCAGAGGAAATATTACCGCTTTTGTACCTATCTAATGCTCCCATTAGATTTGAGAATTGGCTGGCAATATTACCTATTGCCCCTCCTAAATTGCTCAATGTACTATTTTTTGTACTATCTCCTAACTCGGTAAATGATTTAGCTAAATCAGATATAGCTTGTGAATATTGATGTACATCGGCTAATTTCTTTTGGCTAAACATACGCTCGGTATCTTTAATTCTTGCATTGATACTTTTGCGCATTTCCTCGCTCATATTGGTTATTTCAAGCAACTTCTTCGCTGCCTTAATAGCCTCTTCTATTTCCTTATTAGATAGGTCTCTAAGGTCTTCAAATAGTTTTTGGAAGTCCTTATTTTTTTGTAGGAAAGCGTCATCTAATTGGTCGAGTTCGGCTTTTTGTTGTTTTTTAGCTTCTTCTAATTGCTCATCTGAAAGGGTTTTGCGCAGCTCTTTTAGTTCGGTTTCGTGTTTCTGAATAAGAGATTTGCGCCTTTCAAAGTATGTTTGGTACTTTTCTAACAGCTCTTTATACACTTGTTCCTGCTGAAAGCGTTGGTACTCGGCATTGTCGGCTAAAAGTGTCTTTTCATTTTCAGCAAGGCGGGCTTTCTCGGCATTGATGGCTTCGGTATTGGTGTCGAAGTCCTGCCCTTTTTTCCATTTGCCTGCTGCTGCGGCTTCTGCTTTTTGCGTTTCGATAAAGGCTGCTAACTGGTCTTGCGAACGCCTTCTTATATCTTCTTCTTGCTTGTCGTACTCTAATTGTATGATAGCAAGGCGTTTTTCAGCCCCGTCTTGCATTATCTTGATGCGGGCTTCTTCTTGCCTAAATAGGTCGTCTTGGATTTGTCGCTGGTGGTCTCTGTTGGCTTTTTCGGTGTCGAACTCTGGGAGGGTTTCTTTTTTGGCTTTTGTTGTGGCTTTCTTGCTTTGCTCGTTGTACTCGCCTTTTAGCTTTTTATCAATATTCTCTTTTTCCTTTTGTAGTTTACTTAATTCGTCTTTGTCGTTTTGCGTTTGACCTCCTTTTGATTGTATAGCATTTATTTCACTTGCTAATTTCTTTTGTTTAGCTAATAATTCATTACGCGTGTCAATAACTTTATTACGCTCTTTTTCTGCTTCTTCTAATTGCTTGGCTTTGCTAATGATAAGCCCTAAATCGGCATCAGAAAAGTTTTCATAGCCCGTAGTGGCAAGCGGCGATAGGGTGGTTTTGCGTATATCCTGCTTTTCGCCTTCTTTTAAAAGGTTTTGGTTTTTAGCCTGCTTAGCGTTGTGCCTACGGTTGTATTCCTCAATCATCAGTTTGCGCTCTTTGGCTTGCTCATCGGCTGATAGTTCGGCTATATCATCAATGCGTTTGAGGGTAGATTGCCAAGCGTGCTGCTTGCTGGCTTTGTCTATCTGAATATTTACGGCTTGTATTTGTTCTTTGTAATTGGCTATATCTACGGGATTGGCTGCTGTTTTTAGTTTTGCTTCTAATCCATTTCGTTGTACTTTTAGACGCTCAATATAGGCTTTATCCATTTGGAGGTCTTTATTTTTCTGTGCGTTATTGACCTCTTTTAGCGCATTAGCAATGTTGCGAATGAGTTCCTCTTCGGTTTTGTACTTACTGAATATGTCGGGGTATATATCTTTTAGCTTATTGAGGGCATTTAAGCGTTGTCCTTTGGCTGCATTTTCGTCTTTTACTACCTCGATGAGTTTTTCAATCTCATTGCGTTCCTCTTGTAGCAGATTCTTTTGGCGTTCTTGTTCTTCGTTGAAGGCTTTTTGTGCTTTTTCAGCTACGGATACTTCTTTGTTGAACAGTACCATATACGACACTAATCCGACTAAGGCGGTGGCTACCAATACGTATGGGTTAGCTTTCATAGCAGCGTTGAGGGCTTTGGTGGCTGTGGTTGCTATATTGGTGGCTGTGGTTTGTATGCCTTTGGCGATAGCATCAGCACGAGCGGCTACTGCCCAGCTGCGTGTAAGGGTGATATTGACGATAACGGCAGCCCTGTATGCTCCGTAGGTGGTGATGAGCCCTGCGATGATTTTGCCGAGTGTTTGGTAGTTTTCTACTAAATAGGCTACTCCGCTAATAGCTCCTGATACTACGCCTTCGCTTGCCTTTCCTATTTCGTTGAGCATTTGGTCGAAGTTGTCTTGCAGGTTGGATATTTGTCCGCCTAACGACTTGCTTTGCTCTGCCATTAGGTTGAAGAACAATCCGCCTTCGCTGGTCATATTCTTGATAACGGCTTGTACTTCGGGGAAGCCTATTTTGCCTGCTGATACCATATCTTTGATTTCGGTTTCGCTCTTGCCTACTACCTTACTCAATTCGGCTATAATAGGAATACCGGCATTCATAAACTGGTATAGGTCGTTGGTCATTAGCTTTCCTTGTGCTTTCACTTGCCCGTATACGTGAATGAGTTGCCCCATAGGTACGCCTAATCCTGCAGCTACATCGCCCATACGGCGAAGGGTTTCGGTTACCTCTTGTGCTGGTACTTGAAAGGCGAGCAATCGTTTTGCTCCTTCGGATACTTCTTGCAGTCCGAAGGGTGTTTTAGCGGCAAGGTCGGTGAGTTGTGCCATTAGTTCGTTGGCTTTTTCCTTGCTTTTGAGCATAGTGCCAAAGGATATTTCGAGCTGCTGAAATTCGGAGCGTACGGCTATCATTTGGCTAATGAAGGATTGTGCGCCTTGCAGGGTGAAATAGGCGGTTGCGCCTTTGAGGAGGGTTTGCCATACATCGGCTTGTTTTTTGCCTTCTTCTTTGACTTTTTCGGTGAGTTTTTCAAAGTGTTTTTTGATAGCCTCGACATCTTTTTGTATCTGTGATTGGTCGGCTCTTACTTGGAATAATAGGGCTCCGTCTTGTGGTTGCATATTATATGGGTGTTATAGTGATAATGCGTGATTATGGGTGAATCACGCATTATTGGGTGAATTGTTTTATTCCTTTGAGAAAATCGGCATAGGAGGTGCGTGTTTCTGATTTCTGTGGGGCTTTTTTAGTATCCTTGTCATAGTCATAAGAGGGGATAACGGCACTGTAAAGCATTACATTGGCATAGCTTATTTCTTTCAACACGTAATCAAAAGTTAGCGCGTACTGCTTAGCGAATGAGCCTACAAGTCCCCAGATGCTGTCATTTCGTTCTCCACTTCCTTCGTTGGTTTGGTTATCATCATTCCTTTGAGGGAAGTGGTAATGACGAAAAAAGGGCGTATATCCATTTGTGCTAACATATTAAAGAAGGCGGCTGATACTTCGGTAATGGGGGTGTTAATGAGTTTTTTTGCCAGCAATTCGCCTTTGGTTACATTCTTCTTTTTGCGCCAAAACTGCCATTTAGGATAGGTAACTACTTCAGTAAATTTTTTACCTAATACAATTACTGATATAGCCCACGCTATATTCTCATATTCTTCAGCATTATGTACTATTGAGCCTAATATATTCCCTTCATTAATGGTATCGGTGGGTATTTTGCTGATGTACTTTGAAGCCCTTACGAGGGTAAAAATAGAGGGCGGAGCGACTTTATACGCTTCGCCCCCAATGGTTACCGTTGTAGGTTCTTCAAGTAGGGTTTGTGCTACTTTTTCTTCCATAGGTTACGCTACTTTTTCGATGGTGAAAAATGGTTTACCAACACCAGGGCTAAGGATAGTAATCTCAAGTTCGAGATTATACCCTTCTGACTCGCTAAATGCTAAAGTAGCCGCAACAGAGCAATATGGTATATCTACTTTTTCTGCTCCTGACACTTTAGGAACGAGCGATACGGATTGTTTTTTGCTTGATACGAAAGAATTTACAGCAAGCTTGTCGCCTGTTTCTGTTACGTCCCAAACTTCAGCAAGTAAAGCCTTGTTAAGGTTTTTGGCGGTACATTTTATTTTAAATGTAGGTTCGCCTTTCATTTGGTCAATGGTTTTACCTCCAATGGCTACCCATTTATACACTTTTCCGTCTTCTTTTTCCCAAGAAAGACTATCTTCTTTGATTATCCCTAATGTTTTTAGGGTTGTTGCCATAGTGTTTCCTGCTCCTGGTGTGCCGAATTTAACTTCTACTTCACCCCAAGCGGTGGCGTTATTGTCTACGTATGCCATAATTTTTAATTATTAAATGTGTTATATCTGAATTTTACTTTTGCGTTGATGAAAAACTGCTTTATATCCGTGTCCTCAAAAGTTTGTATAAGCTGGTGCAATGTTAGCCTATAGTTGCGAAGGGCTGTTTTAGACTCCTCAATGATAGGCATTAAAGCACGCTCGATGGCTTCACAACGTACAAAGTTTTTCCTATATTGATTATCGTTATTTTTGATCGTAGGAACAAAAATATTGATGTTAATTACCCCCGTTTGATATTGACCATCTAACCCAGTAAGGAACGATATTACACAATCCTCTTTTTGTGAGTTCAAGGGTCGTACACCACTACGGTATGTTTGCCCATTGATAAGGGGATTTATCTTATCCTTAAAGTACTTATATAGGTCGGTTTCTATTTGTGAGGCTGTTTTTTTCATTGCGATAATGCTTTTAGGAGTTTAGGTACTTCTTTTTCGGCTAATAATTCAGCTGATGAAAGTACATTGTAATTGCGTGCTTCTACATAAGCAGCGTACTTCATTCCTGCTACTACTACCAGTACAAAACCTTTTGGGTATTGAGATATTACCTTATTGATGAACGTTTCGCCCTCTGTTTGTCCGTTTTTTCCTTTCTCTCTACCTCTTTCAGTAGGGGCAAATCCTCCTTTTTCAATGGGTTTGCCGTCTTGTAGTACTACATAGCCTATTGAGGAGCGAAGGTTGCCCGTTTGGTCTTGATAACTGCCGTGCTCACGAGCTTCATTGATACACTTTTCACCTACAATACGAAGGATACGAACGATTTTCTCTTCGTATTTGGCTATTTTCTGCTGTAGCATACGCTCTATATCAGCGGGGGTGAATTGTGGTGTTATCATACGAATATACGGCAATGAAAGTAATCTCTTGAAAATCGTATTACTTGCTTTTCGAGGCGAATATTCCCCTCTATATCTACTACTTGCAAGGTAGTACCCGCTTCTATTTTTGGTGTATCTTTAGGAGCATAGATAGTAGCGGTACATTCAAATATTTGACCATCTACTTTAGTTATCTTTTGTCCTGCTCCCGCTATCTCATCACGACATACGCCTATTTCTTGCCACTCAATAGGGGCAGTAGGATAAATAGGTATACCGTTTTCATCAATAGTAGGGGCTTGTGATACTTTCACCTTTAATAGGTACGGGTATATTTTCATTTCCTTGCAGTATTTAGAATAAGTGAGTAATATCTCTTACAGTGGCTTTTTCCTCTAACAAATTAACCCTACCGAGTTGCTTACAAAGGAGATTATAAAAGGCAGTAATAGCTGATTTGTCATAAGAAAAGGATAAACCACCCTCAGAAAAGGACACTGGGCGCAATAAGAGTTCAGGAATGAGGTTGTAGAAAAACATCTTAGTCTTTCGTTCGTTCTCATCGTTGAACTCATCAGAAAGCCCCAATCCTACTCGTTGCATTTCGGCAATGAGTAGGGTAGTGGGGTATTCCACGTTCCATAGTTTCAGTTTCTCATCTATGTACGCTTGTGCGGTCATCGTTAGCTTAATTTAGTTTTCAAAATTAGCTTTCGACTTACATTGTTAAGTACTGGTGTAGCGAATGCTGTTGCCTTTGTTGAAAGCATTTCAGGGTCTTGCTCTGCCCAAGTACTCACCAAAATAAAGCTGTCAGAAACTACTTTAGTAGTAGTTTCGTCTTTACGGCTAAATGTAGGTGTTATGGTGTAATAAGTTTCACCTACTTGAGTATTGTCAGTAAAATGAATGTTACCCAATTCCCAACCACTGGTAGTGGTTTTAACACCTGACTTAGCTTCTTCACTTACATAGCTTTCCCAAATTATTACTTCAGGAAGTCCGTGTGCTCTTAGTGTCTCATTAAGCTGTGCCAAAGTAGGCTCTTGTGCTACATTAAGTGCATTTTGAGCAAAGGAAGCTGTAAATTTCACTACGCTTGTAGATTTTACCATTTGGAAGAATGTAGGTCTATCCATAATAGCATAAGCATAACGGAAGCCCTTCTTAACAGCTTCTTCTTGCACTTTTCTGAAATCAGCAATAGGGTCAAAAGTTGCAGCATTAGCTGGTAAAAACCAATCTTTTGCAGTGTTTTCAGTTCCCACTCCAAACTTCACTTTAGCACCCGCCATAAGTGTATATTCTCCTTTTGAAACAGCTTGTTTAGCGAGTAATTCCAAGCGAGCGTTTACCCCATTGATACAGAAGATAGGGTCTTCATAGATAGATTTTAGAAGCTCTTTGTAAGCACTTGAATCTTTACCCCCATAACGATTTGAAATTGCACGGATATTATCCAAACGGATAGTATCGCGCTCAGTCATATCACGAGCTACTTCAATTTTAGGGATTTCCCCTTTTACCTTTTCTACAAAATCACGACTTTTACGTGGAGATTTTGAGCCAATAGCCACAATTTCAGCAGCAACCTTGTTATCGGTATTTTTCTCAATAGAAGCCCAATCTAATGTTGTATTGAACTTCAATGGGAAATAATTTCGATACTGCAAGTCGCCTAACGGATTGTTATTTACCACGAATTGCAAATCAGCTTCACGAAATTCGGGCACGATGTTTACAGCATTAATTGTATTTGCCATTTGTTTGTTGTTTTAAAGATTAATAAAAAGTGATACGAGTAAGGACTTTTTTCATAAATCCTACACCTGCTTTTTCTTTATCAGGCAACGCATCAATTCGTGCTGTTCCTGAAAGCACCACAGCAACCATAGGAAAATCATCAATAGCAATATCTTCAGCCGTAAGCCCTATGGCTGTAGCTACATTGGTATCTGAAAGAGTTTCATTTACAGGTTTGTAACTCCCATCAGTATGAGGGATAAGGAGAGTCCCTGCGGGCACTACGCCATCAGAGAAGCGATTTTTAGCTTCTGTGGCATCAATGAGCACCCCTGCAGGTAGGGTGGCTAACACTTGGTCAAAAACGACGATTTGTCGTCCTGCGGTTTGTTTAGTTATCTGTTTCATTGTTTTTTAAATAATGCTTGTACTTCTGCGGAAGGTTCATTTTCTTTCAATCCGCCTCCAATGATAGGTCTTGTGTGTGAAGAAAGTCCTGCATTTGCTTGTGCTTGCAAAAACGCTTGTTCATCGGCTTTTAGTTCGCTGACAAAGGCATTCATTTCTTCATCGTCTTTGAAAGTACGCCCTAAGTGGTGTTTGTAGAATGGTTCGGAAACCCCCTGCGTTTTGAGTTGGTTTAGGAAACGTTCCTTAGCACTTTCTTGTTGCTTTTCAGCTTGAAATGCTGCAATAGTTTCATTTTGTTTTTTTACAGCTTCCACGAGGCTTTTTGCCCACTCTGGCATTTCATCAGGTTTAGGCTCTTTTGGGGGAGTAGGTGGATTTTGAGGCTTTGGATTAGATTTAGCCCTTTCTTCTTCAAGTTCTTTCTCTAATTTCTTGCGTGCCTCCTCTGCCTTTGTAAGGCTGGTACGCCCTTTATCGGCTACTGATTGCAATAGCTTAACTTCTTCCTCAACTCCTTTAACGGCGTTTTCAATTTCGCTTTCTTCTTTAACCGCATTCGCCAATCGGGTAGCGATTGCTTTTAAAATAGCTTCGTCCAACCCCAAGTGCGCATACTTGGTTTTGAGTGCTTGTAATAATTTTTCTAAGAACATAGATGTACAATATTTGTTTTTGCAAAAGTAGGGGGTAAAATCCTAAGTAATGTAAGGGTAGTTTGACAATTTTTTGACATTTTGAAGGGGGGCGTAAAAGGGGGGGCATAATGTGGTAATTTTGCGTTGTAAACCTTTAATTTTATTGTAAATGGAAAAGATTTTTATCAGAAACCTTAAAGGAAATGACAAATTGCTGCACTCTATGTGTGGTAATATTCTTTTTGTCGTATCCTTCGTAATGGCTTGGCTATGTTATTCTTTATGGGAAGCTTTTGGTATTGCCGTTGGTGTGGTGCTTATTGTAGGGCTCGGTAAGGAGTTGTACGATAAGTACGTAAAAAACACCTTCATTGATTGGTGGGATATAGTGGCGAGCCTTACGCCTTATCCTATTGTGAAACGTATAAACAGGAATGCTAATGGATAAGTTTATAAAGTGGCTGCTGAAAGCCAAAATAAAGATAGCGATATGGGCGACGCCTTTGGTATTGCTTTTCTACTTTGATGAAAAGATACATCTACGAGATAGGGTGTATTACTTCTTTATTGCTTTCTTCAAGAGCGTGCCATTGCTATTGTTGTATGCCTATTTTTCGACAGATAGAGAACAAAATGCTATATTTTACGCAAGTATAGGAATGGTATTACTCCTTGATATGTTAGCTGGTGCTTGGTATCACTTTAAAAAGGGAGATTTTGATTTTGTAGACCTTTTTAAAGGAACAATTACTAAGATGTTACTTGTTGCAATAGCTTTTATTTCTCTATCAATATTAAATATACCTTTGAGCAGAACAGATGTAGGTAGAGCGTTTGAGATTACAATACAGATGATTTCGTTATTATACCCAGTGAAAGATATAGTGAAGAATCTTTTTGTTCTTTCAAACGGCAAATTTCCTCCTGAGTTCTTTATGAAAGCGCTCTATAACTATGAAAAGAGTGGGAAGCTGAGAGAATTTTATGAAAAAGTAAGCAATGGTATTACTCCTAACGAATTAGATAACAATAAAACAGACGAACAACAATGACACCGAAGGAATTTATAAAACAATACAAGCCTTTTGCGCTGGAAACGGAGCGCAAAACGGGTATTTCGCACCTCTTTATTTTAGCGCAAGCGGCGTTGGAAACGGGCTGGGCTAAGAGTGTGCCAGGGAATATGTTTTTTGGCATAAAAGCGGGTAAGTATACGCCACCTGAAAAGAAACAGTTACTAACTACAACAGAGATATTAAGTAGCCCTAATTTAAAGCACTTGTTTCCGTTGGTTATATCGGTGAAGATGTTGTCGAGTGGTAAATACAAGTATGAAGTCAAAGACTGGTTCAGGAAGTACGACACACCCGAAGGAAGCTTTACCCACCACGCTCATTTCTTTTTCCAGAACAAACGATATGCTAAGGCGTTGGAGGTAAAAGCAGACCCGTACAAGTTTGCTGAGGAGGTGGCAAAAGCGGGCTATGCAACGGCTCCTGATTATGCCGAGCAGCTAAAAGCGGTAATACGAACCATAGAAAGGAATAGTATATGAGAACATTCAAAATTCATAATTCAAAATTCATAATTGTACTGCTATTGGCTTTTCTTACCCTCATAGGGTGTAGAACTCGCAAGGTTGCTACTACCGAGCAAAAGCGGGTGCAAAAGGAGCGTTTTATAAAGTACAAGGATAGTATGGCTCTTTTTCAGCACAATGCGCAAACCTTGCAACTCGACACGCACGCCTTGCAAGAGTACGAGGTAACCCTTGAAAGTGATAAGGATAGCGTGGGGAATAGTAAGGAGTTGGTGTATTATCGCATTCGTGATGGTGATAATGAGACTATAAGGGTAATAGGTGGAAAGGTGAAGATTATGACTAAAAACAGCCTTTCTAATAGCCTAATAGAGGCGAAGACTACCCTTACTAATACGGTTATACAAAGCTCTAAGGAAGAGCGAAGGATAAGCGAAGCTATAACGATGGCTTATAAGACAAAAGAAGTGAAAGGAATAATAAAATGGTGGTGGGTGGTGGTGGTTTTAGTGGTGATGTGGATAGGTTGGCGGTATAAGTTATTTAGGTTTTAAGAAAGTGAAAGAAAAAGGCTATTAGCGTTGTGCTGATAGCCTTTTTTGATTGATGATTAGTGAGTGATTTACTGCTCCGCTTGGCTTTTATCATTAGTGATTTGACCATTGATAATAGCAGCGCAAGTCTCGTGAATGTGCTTGTAGAGTTCAATATCTGAGACTTGGAAATTTTCGTTTTGGATATTGAAGCCTTGAGCGGTTGCTGTACCCTGAATGGGGGTTGCGTATTGGTTGCTATCGCTGGCACGAGTTGCTGAAAAAGCGACTGCTGTAGGGGTAGTGTCTTTTTCGTTTTCGTAAAAATAGGTGATGGTAACACCTTGCACGGTTTCTTGTGCTGTAGTACGGGTTGTTTGTTGAATGATTTGCATAATATTGAATTGTTTTTTTGAGTTTTGAATTATGAGTTATTATCGTGATAGTGCCATTATATAGTAGTCGGATTTGTAAAATCTTACCTTTATAGTGTCGCATTTTGCTAAACGTATAGTCCCATTTCCTCCTCCTACACGATTGCCGTCATTGTCTAACAAGAATCCTCCGTGTGTGCCTTGTAAATCTATAAATCCCCCTACAGAATAAGCCATTACTATAGTGATTTCAAATGATAATTTTAGCTTTTGTCGTTCTACATTTTTCATAAACAAACTGTTTAGAATAGCATTGATACGGTCGGCACTTGGTAATCTTACTATTACATTACGAGCTTCTGTAAATATGAAAGTGTTTGTAAGACCTAAATAATATTCTATAGTATCAGAAAAGGCTTCTCCTGTATATACCCATTCAAATTTAGCGTTAGCTCCTAAGCTAATAGTATCACCATATATTTTTTGAGCACGATTATTTCTATAATTACCAAAAGTGTCTATTTCATCATCAGCGTGAGGAGGTACTGATATAACTTGTCCTGTAAAATTATCAAAATCATATTGTGCAGGATTAGTTGCTTTTCTTTCTATATTAAATAGTGATGAGTCTGCATTGAATATATTTCCTGCAATAGAACCAAATCTTGCCATTATATCTTTGGGGTCATCGCGATATACAATTCCTGACCCACTGAAGCAAGTGCCATTTTTTACGATATTATTTCTTTTATCCCAGCGTTCGGAATATAGCCCTCCTTTAAGAACTAAATCGCCGCTTATTTCACCTCCTTTTGCATTGATTTTAGAGGTGAAAAGAGTGCCATCTTCTTGTACTAAAAAAGCAGACTGACGGCGTCTATCTTCAGCTTCTTTGGGGGTTTCTATAGGTTTTGTTTTATCGGGTTCTCCTGCCCAAATGCGTATGCTATCATTAGTCATTCCCGTACCAGTAATACCTGCCTTTGTACCTTGTGTATTTCCTACTATAAGCGTACCCGTAGCTACCACATTACCATCTATTTGTGTATCGCTGAATATTTGTGTTTTGTTTTCAAGGTTTTGGATACGAGCGTTTGAGTTTTCAATATTTCTTTTTTCGGCTGCAATGAGTGCATTGGCGTTGTTGATAGCGTTTTGTAGGTCTGTTTGAATGTCTGCAACTTTATTTTCAATGTCTTCAGGGGCGGGTGACCAGTCGGTGGGTTTATTGCCTATCTCTAATTTTGGATTGGAAATTTTAATACTTTCTGCTGTACATTGTATGTGTAATCCCAATTGTGATATTTTTTTTATCTTCTTTCCTTTATGAGGATTTTGTATAACATTAATTATTCTTTCAGAAAAAGATGTTCCAATATAAGCATCTATATCAACCCATTTAATTAGATTAAAGTATTGATTTTTACCGTCTTCATAGTTAATATTGAATTCTGCAACTATTCTCCCTTTTGTTTTTAATTTTTCAAACATTACATCAACAGATATTGTAATACTATCATTTTTAATAACTTCATTAATAAAAGTAGAAGATATGTTAAAAAACTTATATCCATTGGTAATAAAATCATTAGACTTTAATATGTAATTCCTTCCTCCCACCTGCAAACCATTCACTTTTTGTTCAGCAAAGGTTTTTGCTTGTTGTAGGTTTTGTTGGAGTTGTAAGATACGGGCTTGCTGTTCGGCTGTTATGGCTATGCCCGCTTGCTTGTTGGCTTCGGCTATGGCTTGTGCTTTGGTGAGTTCGGATTGGGCACGTGCATAATTTTCGGTAGCGGTTTTTGCGGTAGCAATGGCTTGTTCACGAGATTGTTTTTCAGTTTGTACTTGCTGATTGCTGTACAGCTTTAATTTGTTCTCCAATAAAAGCAAGTCAGGATTAACGAGTTGTTTTATTTCGGTTTTGTTGCCGTCGGTGATTTGTAGGTTGGCTTTTATCCTGATTTCATTGTCTAAGAGTTGGATATACTGCTCGCCGTTGCCTGATGTGATTTTGTCTGTTTTGATTTGTCCGCCGGTGATTTCGGTAAAGCCGTTGAGCTGGGCTATACCGCGCTCGCCATTGTACTCGGAATTGACGGTGGCGTATAGAAAATGGTAATAGCCGGCTTCTTGCTCGATGTCTATCTTGGTTTCGGATAGGATAAACTGGGCTGTCTCTACGACTTTGCTCGCTTTGATGTATAGATAGTAGGTTTTTGCCTTATCGTCTAACCTGCCCGACACAAAGGCTGGTGCGTACCAATATTTATAGTCCGCTGCTGAATAATTGGGCTTAATATCGGTAGTACCTAATGCGTAGTGCTTTATCCAACCGCTGCCTGCGTTGAGTTGCTTGTTGTTCCTATCAAAGTACAAGGTATGAGGTACGGTGATAGGGTGGGTCTTGCTGCTGACAAAGACAAAATTCCCTGACTTATTGCCTACTAATGCTATCATCGTCTGTACAGTGGCAGGAATGATGCTCTTGGTGTATTCGGGGAAGGCTTCTTCTACCTGCTTAATGGTCTCTAAGGCGTTGCGCCAGCTGCGTTTGGTTTCAGATAGGGTGCGCTTGTTGAGTTCGCCGAAATATACTTCTTGGTTTTGGAGTTTGCGTATTTCGGTGGCGAAGGACTGCCCTTGTACCTTGTTGGATAGCTCTATTTGAGGGCTGTATGGGTTATTGACATACTCTTTGAGCCCCACGATGCGAATGGCTACGGGGGTGCGCTGAAACTCGGTATCGGAGAAGTGGATATATGCGCCCATTTTAAGCCGTCCACCTACGTTAGCCCAATGTTTTTTTGCCCATATGCCGTCTAAATCGCCGGTGAAGGTGAAGAGGTCGGAGCGGTTTTCGTATAGGTATTTGCAGGCTTCTTTCATCATCTCCCAGCTTGCTCCTGACTTGGTTGCGTTGTCGCAAATATAGGCATTAGGGAGTTGCATATTATAGACGGAATACTCATCGCCTATGGCTGGCTTGAATATATCGTTGGGCATTGTTGTGCCGTCTTCTTCCTTGGGCTGTAATTGGAATCGTTTTTGGGCGTGGTCGTAATGATTGACCTCAAACTCACGCCCTGAGATCATACCGCTTTCAAAGTATATCACCATCTTTTCGCCATTGATACGCATATCCCAAAAGTTGAGGGCTTGGGGTATGGTGGTATCGGTGAAGTCGTAGAAATGTTTGGCTTTATCGACTTCAAAGACTGCTGATACCCTTCCTTTGCGCTTAGGATATATATGCGATAAATCAAGGCTTTGCTCGTTGATTTCCTTTTCTCCCCCCCCCCCCTCTCCTCCCCCCTCTCCCTCCCCCACGCCCC